TCTGATAAGACGTACTTTTGTTTCAGCAACGTCTTGTTTGTCTTTTTGAAATTCAGCGATTTCTTTAGATAGAGCTTCTACCACAAAGTCCTCAAGTTTAACAAAATTTTCTGCTATCACTTTTTGGTCTGCGTGTAACTCAGCAATTTCGCCTTTCAGTTGTTCAAACACAAACGACTTCAGTTTGTCTGAATGCTCACGGATTTGAGTAGCATACTTAACTTTTTCTTCTGCTAATTGCTTCTTGTCTTCCGCAAACTCTGCCATTTCTGCTTCGATTCTTTCAGATACCATTTTGTCAACAGCGTCTGTTAAATTTGCTTTGTCGTGTTCATACTTCTCAGCAAATTCTGAACGAAGTTCAGCAGTGGCAGAAAGTTTGTTTTCTTCAACTTTCTGGTTCCATGCTTGTTCGATTTCTGCTCTGATCTCTTCCGAAACTGCGTTGTTTTCAAAAAGTGATTTCAGTGCTTCTAACATTACATTTTCTCCTATTTAGATTGGAGTTTTCCAATTATGTTTATTAGTTGTTCTTTAAGATATTTTTGTGCCTTTGTGTCCCTTGCTGTGTTAAATGCTTTTAAACCACCTCTTGTATTCATCAGATGTTCGTAGATTGGTTCAGGATATGCTCCTGGCGCCGATGGTTGTGCTACGATGTCTACAGTGATTATTTCAAAATCTGATACTTGTCCGGATCCGTCTTCTTTCACATTACCAGAACCCCTACTAGACACACCCAGTTTAACTCCGCTTTCCAGCATTGTTTTAACCAGTTGTCCCATAGGGGTTGGTAATATTTTCAATTTTCCGTATCCGTTCGGTCCGTCCATCCACATTTCATTCACCATGTGGCTGACACGGTCTAGGTTGATATTAAGTCCTTCTGGATGGTCCACTTCGCCTAACACTGAGTATCCGCCAGTGATCTGGTCGTTAAGTGTGCTGACAGCCCTTTGGATTTCGTTAACAGGATACACTCTCTGGTTGGCGTTTTTAACACCTCCCTGAATGCAGATTCCCTTCATGTAAAGGGATTTACCGTTGTGCTCATCCTTAGTCTCAACGACTATACCGGCTTGGTCGAAAGTCAGCGTCTCACGTAATGATAACATCCTTTGTCCTTATACTACCTTATTAACTGCCAATTGTTGACTTCGCAGATTTGTCGTCTTCTACGTTAGTCTTGGCCTTTGGTGCCGCAGTCAATTTTGCTTTGCCACCTGGTACATTGATGTTACCTGCGTTCTCTTCTTTTGGAGCAGGTGCTTTACCACCTTTTTCCTCACCGCCTTTAGCGATGTTAGAAGCAGTTCCACCCATGTCGTTTTTGCCAGCAACTGGTGATTTAGAATTGTCTGAACCGTCGTTGTGTGATACAGCAACTTTGTTCACGTATTCTCTAATTTCTTCACTTGCTGATTTAGGGGCATTGCTTTTTGACTCAACTGCTGGTTGGTCACCAAGTTCAGGAGCAACTTCTACAGTTTCTCCCTCTGCATCTTGACTTACGAATGCTTCGTCTTCTTTCTCTTCGTCGCCTTCAGCGTCATCAGAGTGATCGTCGTCACCTTCGCCCTTGTCGCCCATCATTTTTTCAAATTCGGCTTTAAGGTCGTCAATTGCATCTTCTAGATCAACTACTCTGTCTTCGATTTCTTCTTCACCTTTTTCAGAGTCGTCGCCATTTTCTTCACCGTTTTCGTCACCTGCTGGCATTTCGATGTCGCCAACCATATCGTCAGTTGCGTCACCACCTGCTTCAACCGGTGCTACTTGTGATTGTTCTACGTCTAAGAAAGATTCATCAGTTGCTTCATCATCTTTTGACTCTTCTTCTTTAGTTTCTTCTTCTTTAGAATCGTCTTTTGATGCTTCTTCTACTGCTTCATCTTCTTTTGACTCGTCTGATGCTTTTTCTTCTACTTTGTCGTCTTCTTTTTTGTCTTCTTTAGACGCTTCTGTAGTTTCTTCATCTTTTGAGTCTTTTTTTGAAGTTTCGTCTACTTCGATATCTTTGATATCATCTTCTAATAGACCTTCATAGATTGATCTTGATTTCTCCACAACGATATCATGGAAAATCTCTTCAGCCGCTGATCTGTCATCAGCAACTAATTTTTCAAGCATTTGCTCGAATTTACTTTTATCTGACATTATTTTTCTCCTATTAACGTTTATGATAAGACTGTCATGTATTATTTAACATATTATATAAAAAATAGGTAGATAATGGGCCGATACAGCCCGTTTTGACGCCGATTTTACAGATGATGGCGTCTTTTGAACTCTTGCACAGTGATTTCACTGTAATTTGTATATTTTTTAAGGTCTTTAGCCTCAAAAACATTGGTGCCTTCCGGCACTACTCTTATATATCTCTTCAAGGAGTTCTTCTGTAGGATAATGCTGGTTTGACGATTCCAATTGCCGTGATAGGTGGCAACGTCTGTGTTCTTTTTGTAGTTGGGTGTGTCTCCAAATATGTTGTTCAACTTGCCATCAGGAGTCCCTGTAAAATCAAATCCCAAAATGTAGATCAACTGGTGCCCATTTTTAGATGCCAACCATAAGGCTGTGGGTCCTGATGACCATCCTAGACTGGGTTCAAAGAAATTGAGTCCTTTATACTTTTTATATGCTCTGTTAGGATTAGTCCAAACAGGCATTTTGAGTTGGGCATTTGCTGTGCAGATCTCGTTGATCATCTTGGCATCCACAGCCACCAAGTAATCTGGTGTGAATGTTCTGTAAACAGCATTGCAGGCATACACTTTGCCCAATGGTTTGAGTGGTTCTAATGGAATTGGCTTGCGACTGAGACCATTGCCCAATACAAAAGCAACGGACATTTATTATACCTCAGGCTGATTAGCGGCGCCGTACATATTTCTCACAAACTCTAATTCTTTTTGTTGTTCTTCTTTGTGGAATTCACCGGCTTTTCTGGCTTTGTTGATCTGTTTAAGCGTCAGTCTTGTTTTGCGTGTGTCGTCTAAACCCATGATGGACTGATCTTCAGTGGCATCATACTGTTTCTGTTCACCTGGTTGGGTGGTAATTTGATCATAATAGAATAGTTCACGCAATATCATAAAAATATTTATGCTTAGGCGCCCGGAGTTGGAGTTCCACCAGTGCCACCTGTACCGCCTCCGCCTGCGGCTGGTGATGGTTGTTCTTCTCCACCTGGTTCACCTGCTGGTGCTTCTGGTTCTGCTGTGTCCAAGTCTGCTTGAATACCTGCTGTGCTTACACCTGCACTTCTCAATTCTGTGGCAGACGTTGTAGGTTTAGCCTGCATGGCTTCATCATTTTCTTCTCTCCACAATCTTTCGTTTTCTGCCATCTCTTCTGGAGATAATCCTAAGAATCTTGAAAGAGCATATCGTTTGCTCACAAATGGTACACCAGCAATCTGTGTGTATGTTGAAATTCTTTGATTGTCCACTTCTGATTGTCTGTAAGAAGCAAAGTTCATTGGTGGTTGGAACTTGATATCAAACATAGCAGTATCAATGTTGACACCTTTTTCCAATAGATAACGTTTGAACTCTTGATTAAATTCATCTGACACTAAATTTTGTAATCTTTCACAGTATTTGTTGAATCTTAATTCTTGAATGTATGCTGTGCCTACTCTACCATCATTGTATTGGCTCTGTGAATCGTCTGCACCTGTTGGCAAATAACTGCTTGGAATACGTAAACCTCTCAACAGTTTGTTAGTAAAGTATTTTAGGTCGTCAATCTCACCAAGGTTAGTACCACCTGGCAGTGTTTCCACTTTAGAACCTCTACCTTCTGCTGTTTGTGGGAAGAAATAATCTTCGTTAATGGATAATGGATTGTAAGAACTGTCAATTACATTGGTTCCACCGCCCGAGGCTGATGGAATACGTCTTTGATGTATTTCTGTTTTGACTCTTTCTACGAACTGCATTGCCAAGTGTGATGGCATATTACCCACATCAATATAGAACACACGTCTTTCAGGTGCTCTTTGTACACGATAGATAATGATTGCGTCTTCTAGTAATTCTTTTTGTTTGTATACTTTAAAGATTGATTCTAACAATGAGTTTCCAAATGGAAAGTTATTGTCTAAGCCTTCTGAAAGACTCAAGTGCATGATGTGATCTGAATCAACAGCAATTTCTCTCTGTCCTGTGGCAAATCTTGTGCCTGGAGAATCTTGATAGTTGGCTCCTACCATGCCTCTTACACCGCCAGTCAAATATCCCGAACCACCACCAGTCACATTGCCTGTGGTTTGATAAGGTGTTGTGGCTACTAGATTCTTAAAGTTAAAGTTGATGTCTCTAACCACATACTGCTCAGGTGTTTTGCCTGTGCTTTCGTTCACAATTATTTTAGAAACTTTGGCTGGATCCACATGAAACAACTTTTTAGTTTCAGGATCTCTAATAAAAAACGCATCACCGTACTTGAACACATTACGAATGATTTTAAAAACTCGTTTGCTCATGTCATTCAACTTGCACCACTGTTGTAGATACTGTTCAATGATCTGTATTTCTGAATTGGTTGCTTTTTGTCTATAATCAAATTTGAATGGTGTGCCATTCTGTGTGTTGTTCTGTGTGCAGAACTCTGCTAGAATATCCAATGCCGCATTCACTTCAGAATCAAGATCCATCACATTGTATTGTCCGTAACGTTCTATTCTGTTTGGAGCACCGCTGTACACATCTGGAAGATATGATGAGTAGTTGGATTTTGCTGGTCCTGGCTTGCCGCCTATTCCACCACCTAAAGGTGAAAACATTCCACCTGTTGCGCCTTCAACTGGCACTTCTGTAAAAAACTTTTTCCAACTCATTATCCGAAATTCTCCGCTGTGTCTTGTGTTGCTTGTGAAGTGATTCTACTGTAACGATTATTATCGTTCATTGTCATTAAAATCTGTTCCATAGTGTTATTTAACCTATCCAATTTATCACCTGTTGAACTTGATGATGCTGTGATTGTGCCTGTCATTCCGCTTCTTAAACTTGTCATTGCATTTCCTAAGTTCTCTAAACTGTTAGCATACATATCTATTTTGTTTTTGTCAAGCTCATCTAGTGTTTTATTCAAGTTTTTGGCAAAGTTTTCTGGTCCTGAACCAAAAATTTTACCAAAGAAGCCTGTGACCGCACTGGCTGTGGTTCCAACACTCATAACTGCCATTGCTCCTGCCAATGCTGTGGAACCTTTGGCAACTGCCATTAAATTTTTACCGTCTACTTCTCCAACTGCGCCTAGACCCGACGCAAATTTTTCTAATGCTCCGCCCATCAGCCAAGTTGCCGCGGCTAAACCTGCACCTATAATGGCAATTGATGCCGAAAATGCTGTGGCACCTATCACAGTTTGAGGATTAGCAAAGGCTTTCAATCCTCCTGCTAAACCTTTCATGCCTCCACCTACACCGCCTAGCAATCCGCCTGCACCTGCGCCTGCTTTACCTAATATGCCTGGACCTCCGCCTCCACCTCCCATACCTGGAAGGTATGACATTAATTTTTTTCCACCTTTAGCGGCTACGCCTACTCCTGCACTTGCCAATTTACCAGTGTACATGGTTGCGAGCACTGCCGTAACTGCACTCAAGCCTGTACCAAACGCTCCTAATTCTTTTTTTAGAAAATCGAAAAAACTTACCAACTGCTCAATAGCAGAGGCTAGTAATCCTATTGCAGGATTAAGCATATCAACAATAGGAGCCAACAATGCTTGAAAGGCAGTTCTTAATCTTTGAGTTGATTTGTCAAATAGTAGAGCACTTTTTGCGCCAACTTCTTGTGCTTTCACTTGTTCTTCAGTAGCCACTTCTAAATCGCCCAATGCATTTTTAAATCCTATTGTTTCAAATCTCACGTCAAAGAAGTCCACACCCAATTGTTTCAATTGAGCATAACGTTGTCTTTCTTCTGCTGACATCTGTGCAGTTTCATTTGCCGCACCTTGGAATACTTTCATTAACTGTTGAGCTGATCCCGATTCACCTCTTGCCAAACCATGTAAGGCTTCTCTCATACCATCGATTGCCATGATACCTGCTTCTCTGGCATTGGTTGCCACACCGTCTGTAGCAATTAAATTTCTAATGCTCTGTTCCATTTCTTTTGAAACATTACCTGTCATTGATAAAGCACTGTTGATTTCTCTTTGTTGTTTTTGACTCATGCCTGCCAATTGTAAACTTAATCTTGCGTCCTTGGCACGTTCTTGCATTTCTTGTTGAAGTGCTTGTCTGTTTTTACCTGTCAGTCTTGATAGTAAATCTAAGTTGTTCAAATAATCTGCAGTTTCACTAGACAGTTCTCGTTCTGTCATTGTTTGTGTTCTACCTAATTGTGTTTGCAGTTCTAAATATTCTGCGGCGCCGGTGGCTATCTCTTGCATTGTAAAACCTAATGCTGAAAATTTTTCAAATGTTTCGCCTTGTGCTAAATCTTTTAATGCGTTGGTAAATCTTTTTACACCCACGCCTGTTGTTCCACCTAACAGAGCAAGATTACCGCCTGCTTGAGTTATAGCATCAGTCAGTTGTCCCATAGTCAATCCAGTTTCTCCTGCCGCTATTCTAAGATCACTGATGCTCTGTCCTGCTGTGCCGCCTATCTGAGAAATTGATCTATAAAAATCTACGTTTTCAGAAAGTCTATCAATCAAATAACCCAATGTGTCGCCAAACGCTTCTCCCACAGTACCAAATTGCTCGCCTACCATTCTTGCCGACGATCCCAATCCTGCTAGGTTTGTTGTGACTATGCCTATTCCTATAGACAGTGTGTTGTTGACTTTTTGTAATCTAGTTAATCCTTGTTCGGTATCTTCCAATTCTTCATTAACATCTTGCAGATAAGATGCCATGGTTTTCATTTCTTTGGCAGTTTTGCCTGTAGCCTGTGCTACCGCTTTCATTCCGGTGTCGCCGCCCAGTGCTTTTACCAATGCTCTTAATGTGGTTTCGGTGGCAACTCCTGATTGGCCAATGCCTTTTGCCAGTGCTTCCAGTTGATCTCTATCTAATTCTGCCATGTTACCAAAATGTATTTAAATCCAATCATTATGTACGCACTTAATCCACTTCACTAAATATGAGTATATTAAGAACTATTAAAACTTTGTTCTTGTATTTATTGGAGATAAAATGAGCGAAATTCAACCAGGTCCAAGTAATCCTTTAAAAAAGTATTACAGACAACCTAAACAATTTATTAGACTGCCCAGCGGATACAAATACTATCAACAAGGATCTATTGAAGTGGGCGAGTCAGGAGAAGTGGCTGTGTACCCTATGACAGCCAAAGACGAACTAATTTTTAAAACACCAGACGCATTGTTGAACGGTGAAGCCACAGTGACTGTGATACAGAGTTGTGTGCCAGCCATCAAAAACGCTTGGCAGATGCCCAGCATCGATGTTGATGCTTGTTTGATAGCAATACGTATGGCAACCTATGGTACCACAATGAATGTGCCCATCACAGTTCCAGGCACAAAGATAGAAAAAGACTATCAATTGGATTTACAAGGCACATTGGACAAATTACTATCAGCACAATATCAAAGCACAGTGTTTGTGGGCAACATGGAAGTTACCACACAGCCATTGAGTTACGATCAATTCAGCAAAATGGCAATCAAAAGTTTTGAAGAAGCACGTGTGCAAGAACTTATCAGAAACAATGAAATGACTGATGAGGAAAAACTTCAACGATTCCAAAGAAGTTTGACCAAACTGACAGATTTAAATGTGAGCATGGTGTCAGACACAGTGGCATCGATAAAAGTAGACGGACAACTGGTCACAGACAAAGCGATGATCAAAGACTTTATAGAAAATGCTGAAAAGAATTTTTTCCAAAGCATACTGGATCATTTAGAAATTCAAAGACAGGCATTTGCATTGCCAACAATCACAGTACAGTCTAGTGAAGAAGAGCGTAAAGAGGGAGCACCAGAGGAATATCAAATTCCAGTACAGTTCGATACTGCAAATTTTTTCGCCTAAAGATATCAACACTGCC